GTTCCGCATCTAAATTCCTTTCTGTTATGTCGGCCATCGTTAGCGGTTTAATCTTGTAACTGCCTCCAAAAGTATCGAATAATAACCAGTCGAATGTTTCTTCTAAAATTGCTCTTTCGTCCTGAGTCATGCGATTGTAGAACGATACGGCATCATCCAACTGAGCAGACAAACCAAGCGAACCAGCAACCGCATCTAAAAACACCGTTGGAATTGCAAACACCTTGCGGATATTGTCCTGCGTGCTTTTCTCGTGGTATTCAAATAGCTTGTCGTTATTTGAATGCGTAAAAGGTATCAACTCAGGTTTTTGCTCAGGCGTGTCAATGTCCAAAAGCATAAGTCTATTGAAATTGTCCGCGCCTTGAAACTCTTTAAGTTGCTCTACTAGCCCATCTGAGTTGTTATTGTCGCCCTCAGCTTGGCCATAACGAACCATCATGTGCGAAGCCATAAACGAACCGCTTATATTGCGATACTTAAATAGCTTTATTTGGCTGTCTGTTTCAATATCCTCTAATTCGCTATCAAAATGCGACAACGGATATGCAACGTCACCACCAGCACCGTGATAATAGATTTGACCTTTGTAATACTCAATCCCACCAGCCGCTTCTATTTGCTTTTTAACGGTTTCAGGATCGGGATTGTAAAGGTCTATAAAGTCAATCTTTGCCTTATCAATTCGCTTGTCAATTTCGCGCCCCCAATCATTATATACCGCAATTGAATCAGGCTTTCTGTCCCTATCAATTCCTATTCTACAATGCGAAAATGGAACGTGGCTAGAAGTTGTTTCTTTGCCTGTTATGTCGTAATTTTTATGGATAGCAAACCCTCCATGCATTGCGAAATCATAGGCGCATCTACGAAGTAACTTGTCAGCGGTTAATCGGTCGCCATCTACCACCGTTGCGCCTAAAGAAGCATCGGCAAAGCCTGTGCCGTTAATAAATTTGAAATAGATGTCAATGCAAGTGATGGCAACGCCCGACCCGTTAACAATGTCCACAACCCTTTGAGGATAAGCGTTGTCAATATCGTAATTGATAATCCCTAAAGACTTGTCGTCCCTGCGAATTATGCGCTTTTGAATCTTGGCGATGTTGATTCTCATTACTCTTGAATTTGCTCAGTAGCTTCAATAGTCACCACCTCAACTGCCTTAGGCTTCCTGCCTCTTTTACTCTTTGGCTTTTCAACGCCATCCAATTCGGCAAGTAAAGCCTCGCCATTAACAAATGAGCGTGAATGTCCTGAGTTGGATTTTACCATCTCAATTGCCACATCGTCCGTAATGTTTGCGACCGTATAATGAGCGTGATTAAAGTAAACCAGCGCATTCGGTTTTAGTTTGTATTTGCGTTCCATCGTCATCAATTTTAACTGTGTTTCGGTTAGCCCCTTCAATTCAAATAAGGCATCTAGTATGCAATTATGGCAAGTGCCAACACCTACCTTTTTGCCAGTTAATTGGAAGTGTACTTGAAGAAATTTTACAACCGTTGGGTGCGCCTTATCAATTTGACCTTTTGGGACAACAACTAAAGGGCTGACCTCTTCGAGTAATGCTTTTAATTCTAGTGGTGTCATGCTGCGAAGTTACAAAAAAAAAGCGGTGTCATGTTTCCACGCACACCGCCTTTTTTTTATTTCAATTGATTAGATTACACTAAGCCGTTAACCAGCGCAAGAGTGGTGGCATAATCAGTGTCCCACAATGTGTGCGGCAAACTTGAAGGACGGCTAATTTCATCGTTACGAATCAAAAGGTTGTATGCACCCTGTGTTTCAGCATCGGCCAAAATACGCTCAAGTTCTTGCAACCGTAGTCCTGTTTCAAGACCGTAGATTTCAAAGGCTGAATTACCGTCTAGTCCCTTTCTGTTATTCTGAACGATTGCCACAACCAACGCTCCGTCTAATTTGCCTAATTGCAATTTTGCATCAGGGCTATTGTCAAAGCATTTAAATCTCACCTCGTGGTCGTATCCGTTAACGTAACGGCCTTTAACCATTGCCGAGCGTGGCTCATTTGAGTTGTTAACACCTTCGTACTCATACCCAACTGCTGGTGCTGTGAGCGTGATGTTGGTAACAATTATCGGGTTAGTGTTATCATAAGTAACATTACCGTCAATATCGGCATAGTTCAAAAGGATAAGCCTATCGTTCACACCCCCCGTTGGAGGATAAGCGCAATCGTAGGCAATCCCTGCTGTGATATTATCGCAAATTGGCATGATTTCTTTTGTTAAAGGTTAATACTAATAAGCAACTTGAACCAAGTAGTCTTGCAACACTTTTGCATCTAGGTTAGCACCGAAATCAAAGTATGTTTTCTTGTCTTTTTTGTCAACAAAAACGTCTACTTCTGAAAGCGTACCTTCTTCTTCTGTTCCGAAAGCAATGTTAGCTTTAGTAGTCAACAAAGCGCGGTGAGGAAGGTAGTAGTTCAACTCACTCGCAGCGGTTCGTTGGTAGCCTTGAATCATTCTGTCCCAAAAGCTATAAGCGTAGATAGTAACACCCATTCGCTTAATCACCATTACACCGTCTTGGATGTACTCGAATGCTACAGAAAGACCGTTGTTTGCTCCAGCTTCCAATTCACGCACGTACTGGTCAGCTACTGACTGAGTTACGATAATGATTTTGTCTGCTTTATCACGTAGACGGAAGTCAGAATTGAATACCAAGTTTTGAAGCGTGTTGGTAACCACACGGTTAGTTGTATCCGTTGAATTGAACGCTTGCAATGCAAAAGTAGACTGTGCATTTTTGGTAGTCAAGTCAGTCGTTTTTCTTGCAGGAGTTGTAGCAACGATTGCAAACAATTGTTTCCAAATGCCATCAAAAGCATCCCAACGCTTGGCAACGAATCCAGCCGTTACGAATATACCACCACCAGCGGTGTCGTCTGCTGCTGTGTCACCAAACCATACAAGTCTGTGAAACATTTCAGCAATAGCATCTTGGTAACGCTCAACAAAGAAAAGAGCGAAGTCAGTGTTGGTCAAGTCGCCCTTTTGAACGCCATTCTTCAAACCGTAAACAAAGAAAGTTTCAAGCAAATTGTCAAAACACTCGCTAAAACGGTCATCAATATAAGCAGGCTCCCAGAATTTTTGTGTTTTCGATAGCCGCATCATTCTCGATTGGAGAACAGCTAGAAGTATCGTGCTTTTGTCCTACCAAACCTGACAAAATTCCAAGAAAAGCGATTTGCTTCTTGGCTTTGATGCCTGTGTAGATAGTGAGGAATTCGGTCATCGCAGGTTTTGCGTACACGTCCTCCATGATACCCTCCGAAAGGGCTTTTATTTCTTCGCCATTAAAGGCTAAGTCTGCGGGATTAAGGATTGCCATTTGATTTGATTTGTTTGATTGGTTAGTTATTATTTTTTAGCCTTACGAGCTGCAAGGGCTTCTTTAATTGTTGAGTAACTTGAAACCTCTTTTGCAGAATCAACTACTTGCTTTTTGAAAGCCACTTGTTGTGCTGCTGGTTTGTAAGTAGATTGCAATTTTGCCACTTGAGCAAATTCCTTTTGCAATTCAGCAAATGCAGTTTGTTCTGCTTCGCGTTCTGCCTTCAAAGTAGCTAGTTCAGAAGCTAATGCCTCAACGTCAACTACCTCTACTTCGATGATTTCAGTAATAACACCATCAACGGTAACTACTTGTAACCCTTCGAAATTATGAGTTGCATCGGGTACTGGATTGCCCTCAGCATCAATAACCGCATCACCAACTTTAGGCATATCTTCCTCAGTCACTACGACTACAGGAACGCCCTCGATTGTGGTTAGATCTAGTGATACTGCTTTAACAGGTTTGCCCGCGATAAGCGAAGCGATTTGAATGCGCATTGCTGCGATTTCTTCTTTCAATGTTGCCATGATTTCAGTTGATTGTTTTGGTTTAATTAGGGCAACCGCTACGGTTGCATTTGTTACGATTTCAGAAGCGAACCCAAACTCCACACATTGCTCAGGTGTTAACGCTGTTTCTTGTTGCATAAGCAATTCAAGAGCGGTCTTGTCCATTCCTGTGGCCTTTGCATAGTTGCTCACCATTTCGGCCTGAGTATGTCCTATTTCAGTTGACATACTTGCCAACTCGTCTTTGTTCAAAGCGATGCCGCGTTGAAAAGAAAACATTGGTTGGTGAATTAAATAGGATGTGCCTGCCGCTACCTTTCTGCGCTCAATCGGTACGGCCAAGTGAATCTCCGTAGCAATAGAAGCGCATTGAACCTCAGCTAGCGTATGCACATTGGGAAGTGATGCGAGATATTGGGCTATTTTGCGACCTGAGTCCACTGAGCCGCCCTGACTTGTAATATGGCACGTAATCTTTTCGGCATCAGCATTTCTGCGAACCTGAGATATTACGTCTTGT